TGATCTTGTCTGCCATCACCACACCTTGTTGTAACGAACACGCATGTTGGCGTGGTTCATGCCGCCGTTCACAAACGAACGAGTCGAAGCGGACGCACTCTTGAACATGGTGAGGTAGACACCTGCACCAGCGGCATCCGAGTACGGTTGATTTGGCGTGGACATCAGGCGCGAAAGCGAACCCGCGACGATGTGGTCTAGGTAGCGCTCATACAGCACACTGTCCACGGTTGTAGAGTCACGGGCAGGCACCAGTGTGATGCGCCCGGTGATCGCGTTGGCCACCGAGTCTTTTGGAGCCGGGGCAAGCGTGATTTCTTCCATCGTGAACTGCGTGAACACCTGAGGAGTGCCTACGACGGCTTGCCAGTTGCGGCTATACAGCTTCTCCAGTTCCAACTGGCTTTTGCGTTCCAGTTTGCGCGACAGGTAGTAGATGCCCAGCACCTGCTGGAGGTTGTATCCGGTAGGAACGTCGATCTCGTAGGTGGAAATCCCAGCCGAAACAGAGATCGGGTCGAGGTCTTGCTGGAGAACCAGCGTGTCCCGGCAGTAGCTTGGTTGTCGTAGCAATTCGGCACGTGCGGCAGTACGTGCGGCAGGAAGACCTCGTACTTCACGTTCATTTCTGCGACCCGGGCAGGTTAGGGTTCATCGGAGCCAGAGCTTGGTTCGGGTTAGAACCAGCTTCGGCGGTGACCTTGGCTTGCAGGATGCCTTGGAACTGCTGGTAGTACGCAGCCGCCAGTTGGGCGTTGTTGGCGTACTCAGCGTCCTTGGTGTAGGCGCGATACAGCACGTAGTTCAACAGTGCGGTGACGTAGATGTCATCCAGTGTGATGGTGCTGTTCAGCGTTGCCTCGGAGGGCGCAGCCACGTACACGATCTCAGCGTAACCACTACCCGATGCAGGCTGGGGCGGATAGACGTAGAACGTCTTGGGGTCAAGAGGCGTGTAGGTGAAGTGCTTGACACTGGCATCAGCCGTGTCGGCATGCCAGTTCGGGTTCTGGGCATCCAGAATCTCTCGACTGACAAGGCGAATTGCGCGACCGGGGGTAGTGCCATCGGTGCCGAGGTTGCGTACAACATCGACCAGCGACACGCCGTCGGTGGGAAGGGTTTGCTTTGTACCGCCGCTCAGTTGTTTACTGGTGTTGCGGACGTACGCGTTAGGTTTTACGGCGGCAACTTCCCGTTGGCCGTCATTGAGCCAAACAAGCAATTCTGCTTGCGGCCAGCGGATGTTCGTCGGGTCTTGCAAGACGATAGCGGCCCTGCTCAGAATCGACGCGACGGTGATAGTAGCCATAAGCTAACCTCGCGGATTGTAAGGACATGAACATGCTAACACAGAAAGGGGGCCGAAGCCCCCTCTCCCGTTAACGCTATCAGCCCTTGACGACTGCGTAGGTCAAAGCCTGAGGCTTCACAGTCTTGCGACCGTAAATCATCAGACCACGGACCAAGGTGCCGAAATCGTTGGGGTTGGGGATGGACTCAACCTTGTTGATTTGCGACGCAAAGGTCAGAGCCGACTTCTGGCCAGCGATCATGACGTGACGCTTGAGAGCGCCAGCCTGAGCGGAGTCAGTGCCGGTGGTGGGGTTCAGGAACGTGCGGCCAGCCGCGCCGGTGGGCAGCAGGTTGGACACATACACGTCAAAGCGGTCGATGCGACCGATCTTGCCGTTACGCAGGATCGACTGAGCATCGCCAGTGACGTATGCCTGAGCCAAGGGGCTGTTCATCAGCAGTTGACGCTCGTAGGGAGTCAAGATCAGGAAACGATCAGACTCGGGCACGTTCTGCTCATCCAAGATCGAACCCATCGCGGTGATGGTGGTCAGGATGGTGTTGCTGGAAGAGTAATCCAGCGGTGCAGCGTCAGTACCCATGTTGTACGAGGCGCTCAAGGCACCAGCAGTTGCGCCAATGTTGGCGGCTGCGGCGTCAGAGAACGTGCCGTAGAACGACTCGCGGTCAACCTTGATCTTCATCTGGTTGGCAGCGTCGGTGGTGAACATGTCCATCAGGTTCGGCTGGGCTTGGTACTCAAGCACGTCCGACACGTTCACGCCGAAGTAGAAACCCTTGTCGATTTGCAGTTCAATCGTGTCAGGGGTAGGCACTTCGTAGGTCAGGTTCTGACCAACGGTGTAGGTGTTGATGGAAATGGTCGGGATGTTGTTGATGATGACCTTATCACCCATGTTTTTGATGTCGCCTTCCCAATTGGTGTTGGCAACATCACCGAAGGTCGTGTTGGCGTAGAACTTGACGTTCAGCTTGGACGACCATACGGCAGGGATGAACGTGCCGGAATAAGCCGGGTTCGTGTTGAACGGCGACTGTACGGCATAGGTGGCGGCAGGGGTAATCGTGCTCATGGAAATGCTCCTTCAGTTTGTGGCACGCGCCGCCCGTACTGCATCAGAGATAGACTCGGTTTTCAGCAAGAGCGGCATCAAGTTCAGATTGCAAACGCACCGCGTCATCATTCTTGCCCTGCTGCATCAACCGCATGATTCGGTTACTCTCGGCGGTGTATTCCGCGCTTGAGTAGGTCCGCTTGTTCTGCGGTGTTGCTGCTGTGGCAGAAGATTTCCCCGGCGCAACTTGACGCTGGAGTTCCGATTTGGCATTGGGCTGTTGTGCATCGGCCTTGGTCGTAGGGTTGAGGGCGGGGTGCTTCTCAAAAAACACACCAAACACCTCCAACACGGCGGATACATCGCGTCTCTGGGCAGCGTGTTGCAGAGCATCGTTCCACGTGGCTGTTGACCCCGGGATTCGGGTGCCAAGCCATGCTTGACACTCTGACGACACCTGCACTTGCTCCCACGTTGGCATCGCCCGAGTTAGTGCATCAAAGAACATCTCGGTCGCTGTTTTCGCTTGAGTTTGCGCAACTTCTCCCACCTGACCTTTGGCTTCCGACAACTGGGTTTCCAGTGCCTCGATTTGCTTGATGTACTTCGTCTCGCGCTTGCCAAACTCTTCTTTGGCGATTCGACGAGCGAGGTCAACCAAGTCCTCACCGAAAGCTTCAACGTCTTTTGTGGTTACCAGTTCCGTTGGCTCTGAAGGCTGCTGCGTGACCGTCTTCTCTTGAAGTTTGGTCGTCAGTTGCTCCACAGATTCCGTAAGCGACTTCACCTGCTGTTGCAGGGCTGGCACTTGGCTGTTGAATTGGCCTTGCAGCGAGAGGTAGCGTTGCTTCCACTGGGCTGCGTCTTCCTCAACAGGTTTCGGAGTGTCAACAGGTACTGGGTCGGCGTTTTTAACTTCGTTCGGGTTAGGGTCAGTCGGTGCTGGATCGGTGGGCTTGGGTTCATCTGCGGGTTTGTTCGCATCAGCAACCTGCTTCTCAAATGCCGCAACGGCATCCGCTTGGGCCTGAACTTGTTTGGGCAACGCCATAAATGCTCCTTACTGCCGGTCTCGCCACGAGACTTGGGCGCGTGTACAAACCGAACTGCCGGGCAATCGCCGTGGGCTTATCGGGACTTTGATGCCAGCGCAGGCGCTTGCCTGAGCAACTCCAGAATGTCTTTACACTCCCGAGCCATCCCTTGGACCTTAGGGGTGGTGTCGCCGGACGAATCCAGCAAGTTTGTTGTCAGTCGGTCGAGTTCGGTCTCAAGCAGTGCTTTGAAAACCTCTCCATCGGCGGACGAAGAAAGTCTGGCTAACGCCTGAATTTGCTGCGCGTCTGGACGTGTCAGCATCCCCATGCTTTGCCGTGAGATTTGACAGTAGCGCGTGCTTTTACAGCACCGCCGTTGGCAAACTTCACGCCTTCGCGGGCGTATTCGGCGCGTTCCTGAGCCATCAGCTTTTTGGATGCGCCACCCTTTTGCAAAGCCTTCTTTTCGGCTTTGACGTGGGTTTTCAACTCAGCAGGTTTCATAGTGAAACTCCTTTGTTAGCAGGTTGTACAGATGTTAGCACGCGCTGTCAAGCGCCGCTAGGGGAAAAATTGTCAGTGATCGGTGCGCCGTTGGTTAGCACCTGCCGATTCATAGTCGGGTTGCCTTGCGGCGGCATGCTTGTCTGCGGCATCTGGCCCTGCTGCATCATGCTGGCAATCTGCTGGGCCACGCGGAATTTTTCGCGGGGCGGCACGATGTCATCAGGGTTTACGTCAAGCTGTTTAGCCGTCTCGCGCAGCAGTGCAGCCCGGCCTTCGATGCCCATGATCTGCATGTCGATGGGGTTGGCCGTGGCCTGCAAGAACTCGTTGCGGCGCACTTGCGCGGCTTCCT